GTAGTATTACCATAAAACGGGTCAGTAGCACCACTTAGTCCTGCTGAAAAGAACGGTAATTCAGGTTCTTCATTAGCTATATCAAAAATAGATTTATTAATTGAGTCTTTAACAAATTGTTGAAAACCTGTAGCAGTTGCAAAGTTTGATAAGGTTAAAGGTATTTCATTTAACTCTCGTAATATTTCATTTGATAATTCTAAATACGTTGTTGCCATTATTATTTATGTTTATATAAAAGGAGGAGTCCGAAGACTCCCCCAATTTTATTAATCAACTGTGTAAAAAGCTGAAACTAATGCTTCAGGTCTTAACACTTTTGCTCCGTAAACGTGCAATCCACGAACTATGTCACCAAACGAAGTTGGGTCTCTCAACACTTCAGTTGAGATAATAGTTTGTGCAGTTGCAGTCGAAGAAATGTGACCGGCAAGTATTTTACCAGTAGCTGTACTAGCAGCAGCAACATTATTAGATTTGTACATGTCAAATCCTCTTAGTTTACCACTAGATACAAGACCATTTCTTATAGAGCCTTGACCTGCGTTAAAGTCTACAGACAATAACTTAGAGCCAGATTGAGAAAGTTCATTGTAGAACGAAGGTGGTGCAACGAACCATCTTCCTTCTTCAGGAACACTTTGCTCATCTAGTAACTTAGCCATAAATGCCATTACGTCAAGTGGGTCAGTTCCAGTACCATCAGAACCTGTAAGGTCGATAGAATTAGAACCAACTTGGTGTGCTCCCATAGATTGGGTAGCAGCCGAGGCATCCGCACCTAGCACGTGGTCAGGTCCAGATGTAGAAACTCCAGAGAACATAGAAGCTATAACTGCAGCATCATAAGAATCTCTTAATGCATAAGCTGCAGATGAAGTTGCTACTTCTTTGAAGTTAACGTGTGACATATTTGTTTCAATATCATCTACGATGAATTTAAACGCCTTTGCACTATCTACGACTAAAGTTAACTCTTGGTCAGTTAATTTAGTAGCAGTAGTGTCAGAACCTCTTGTGTAGTCCGATACGGAAATAACAGGTTCTTTAATAATCCTAACTGAGTCTCCGAAAGCAGAAATTTCACCAGCATAGTCGGTGTTAGTAATAGCTTCAACTACCGAGGCTTTTCTAAAAAAGTTTAAAACCTTTTTGGAATATATCTTAGGTAGGAAAAAACTATTAGTTTGTCCACTTACGGAGTTTGCAAAGTTAGCATCAGTATCAGTTGAAGGTTCAAAAAATTGAGCCATGATAATACTCCTTTGTGTTTATAGTTTTATTTAACGATTCTGCCTTGTTGCATAGCTTCGCTGATTTCAGCTTCGTGTTTATCAAACTCATCCATACTCATTGCAGAAATCTCCTTTTCAGACCAAATTTTTTGTTGCTGTGGTTCAATATTTGTTGTTTTAGTTGAAACCATATCAGCAGCAGATTTAGTCTTTTTAGAAGATGACTTTTTCTTTTCAGGAACTCCTATACCTAAATCATTTTTAAACAAATCTAAAGCTCTAGTAGCTAAATCAGCATCGTTTGCGTTGCTGTAAACCCAATCTTGTATTGATTGTGGTTGTTCTTTAGCCCAGTTATGAAAATCTTCACTGTTTTTAATATCTTCAAAATCAGGATGTTTTTCTCTTAACCTTTTTACAGCTTCTTGTTGAGAAATTTCTAACTCTCTTTCTTGGAGTTTACTAAGGCGTTCTTCTAGAACTTTTGCTTTAGATTCACTTTGTAAGTGAGCTACAGTTTCTACAACTTCATACACTTCTGGATAAGATTGTTTAAATTCTTCAAGTTCTTCTTCAGTTTTAGGAGCAATATATTCTGTCCTATTTGCTGAAGCTTCTTCTAATAACTCTTGGTTTTTAGTTCTTAAAGAATTAACCGTTCTATCGTGATGTCTTTTTAAGTCATCATAACGCTTTTTATAATCTGGTCTTTTATAAGGTTCATTCTTAGTAGTTTCCAGATTTTCTACTTCAACATTACCAGTTTGTTCTGCTTCGTTAACATTATCAGATTTAAACAATTTGTTTTTTTCTGATGGGTCTTCAAAGTACAACTCATCTGACGATTTAAAAGGTCTATCTTTTCCTTCGTGCCAAGATTTTTTTTGATTGTAAGGATTTGGCTGTTCCTCATTTAAGACTTCTTCAGTCATTTTCTATTCTCCTACTCAGGGCTTCATCTACAAGGTAGCTCTATGTCGACTAGAGGGCTTGTTTGTAAAGGTAGCCTTTCGGTTTATTAAAAAATAAAGGCTTGATTACTCAAGGTATCTTTATCGCTATTTTAGCTTCTAACGTGTCTTTGATAAGGGTCGAGCATCATTTGTTTATTAATTTCGTCAGTAACTTCGTCACCTTCTACTTCTAATAAACGATTCATCTCTTCCCTAATAGGACCACCGTCATAAGCTTCTTGTCTTTTATCTGCTTCTGCTTCAGCTTCTTTCATCATAGCCATTAAAGTATCAGCTCCGATTTCTTCTACAGCTTTTGCAGTAAAGACAAATTCTCCATCCGATAACCTTGCGGGTACGGAATCAGAAACTCCTGTTCCCGGACCTTCTACTGGTCCAGAACCTGAAAATTCTTGAGCTACATCCATTACTTTTTCAAAAAGTGAATTTAGCTCTTTATTGTTATTTAATTCTTGTTCTAATGTTTCTTGCTCTTCTTCTGATAAAGCTTCTGATAAAATATAATCAGTATAGTTATCTTCCATTTTAGTATCAGATTCCATGTTTTCTTCTACATCTTCCATGTCTTCTAAGTCATCTGCTAGTAAAGAAGAACCACCTTCAGCTTTTGCTAACCTAGTGTCGTATAATGGAGCTCCCATGTCGTCGAATAAAAACATATCACCAAAAGTTTCAAAAGCCTCATCATCCATTAACTCTTCTAAATATTTAGCTTTACCACCTTTAGTAGTATTTGCAATCTCAAGAAGCTCTTTCATTGCTACAGCTTCTCTCATTTGTTTATCACTAAGATTAAAATCTTTAATATCTAAATCTTTTCCAAGACGAGCTATCATTTTTAAATCAGGTAAACTGTCATCATTATCTGTAACAAACTTTAATATTTGTTTAGCATCATCTGCTGATAAACTATCTGCTGCACCTTTAGGTAAGTCTTTAGAAACTGTTTTAGGAACTTGCTTTAAAAGTTTTACTAAACCTCCAACTACATATTCTTCTCTGTCCATTTCTAATAATCCTCCAGTTTCTTTTCTCTCTCTTAGTAATGCAAAATCTTTATCAGTAATTTCTCCATCATTATCAGCATCAATTTCTTTTTGATTACCTAATAATCCTCCAGTAGAAAAACTTAGTGGTACTTCATCTATCATTTCATATCCTCCTGTATCAGGGTCAAATCTTTTACCAGATTCTTGTTCTATTCTTTTATCTCTGCCTTTAATTTTTTTAGTTTCTAATGCTTTTTCACGTAAAGCTGGGCTCATTCTTTCTGAAGTTTTTGCATCTATTTTTTTTAACTCTTCCTTTCTAAGTTTTTCGATTTGATTTAATCCTTGTCTACCATATTTTTTAATTACAGCTCTAGGTCCTTCTTGTTTTAATAAAGTAAGTCCAGTTCTTAAAGCTGCTGCTCCTAGTGCTATTATTGGTACTGCCATGTTATTCCTCGTCTTTTCTGTTTAGTGTTTCTTTAACCCTCTCCGGTAGTTGCTCTAAGCGTACCAGAAAAGCTATCCTCCCCTGCAGCCGGTACATTTCCTGTTCCGATGTTGCCGTTGCCAGTGCCTGTAACTCCCAATTCTTGACCTCGTTGAGATACTCCTTGAAGCTCATCCATTCCGGACTGTTCACCAATGGGTTCAGCTTCCTCGCCTGTGTTTTGTCTAGCATTTTGCATTCCTATAATTTGTGCCATCATAGCTGCTTCTTCAGGGTCGTTCAGAATTTCATCTGGGTCTAAATCTAAGCTATAGGCAAGTTCACTAACCAATTTAGAAATTTTAACAAATGGTGCAATAGCTGGGCTTTGTGCAGTTTGTAAGAACATTGTAAGTCTTTGACTTCTAACTTCTTTCTGCATCAAGCTATTTGTACCTGTAGCTTTAACTTCTAAATCACCAACAACATCAAGTGTATCGTCTAAAAATTGCATATTCCATTGGAAGTATGCTTCACCTAATGGTTTTAATAAAAAGTCATCAAGATTTTTAACAACTGTTTTAATATTTAAAGTGGCTGCTCCTAATAACATTGACATACCAGAAGCAGTTCGTGTCATACTTTGTACTCCTGTTTGCCCGTGTGAATAACTAGGTAAGCCAGTTTGTTCATCTGCTAGTTGTCTAAACCTATCAAACATCATCATGTTTTCAGGTGCTGTGTTAGGAAATTTTAAACCATATATAGATTGACCCGGCATTCCTGCTTGTCTTCTAAATATTTTGCCGGGGTAGATTTCCATATTCTGTCCACCGACTAAAGCTGATTCATCAACATCAAAAACTAATGAACCTGCTAATGCTAAATTATCAATAGCCATTCTAGCGTGACCATTCATAATCTGTTGAGAATCATCCATATTCTCTGCGACTCCAATACCAAAAAAATTATATGGATTTCTTTCGTATGGAAAAGCGTGGTAAGGTAAACGATAAGGTGTAAATGGATTTATTACTGCTCTTAAAAGTTTATTACCACATATCCATGCATTGATTTGTACTTCATCTAAATCATCAACGCTTTCATCTAATTCAATACCAACATCTCTTGCATATTGAGCATCCATTATTCCCCAATATTCTAAGACTTCAAAGTTTTGTGAATATTCTTCGTTTCTATTATCGTCTTTTAATTGATATTCAAAATCTTTTTCTACGTAATTAGGACCTTCTTGTATACATTCTCTAATTACATCTTCATCAAAGTAAGGCATATTTCTTAACTGCCTTAGTTGACTACGATTCATTTTATGTCTATGAATTACGTATTCACATTCTTCTATGTTTGTTGCTGAAGGGTCTGGATAAAAATCCCAACAACTAACAAATTCTATTCTAGGTACTCTAACTTCGACAGGAGAATAACTTCTTTGCTCTCCTGCAACATCCCATTTATGTAATTTTTTATTAAAATTAAATGGTCCTTTAACAATTCCTGTTCCTAATAATGCTGACTCTAGTAAAGAACTTCTTATTTCTGATGACCCGTTAGATTCTTCAATTTGGTCATGTACTAGTTTTTCCATTCTTCTTGCAGCTTTTTGAGCTGGAGATATTTCTGGAATTTGTGGCATTGGAGAAGTACCTTCTTGTAGCATTCCCATTTGGTCTAGTCTTTCTTCTAGTTCTTCTTCAAACATTCCCGTGCCTATAGTAGCTCCGGGTTTTAAAGTTTTACCATCTCCTGCAAAACCATAATCTAATCTATTACCGTCAACATCTTCAACTGGTGCTTCTGCTACATTTCCTATTGAAGTTTCTAAATTAGGAGTTGGATTTTGAATATCTAGATAAGCATTTTCTTTTTCTCCTTCAGGAACATCTGTTTCTTGTATGCCTATAGGAAATTTACCTGTGCCAAAAATAACATCTACTAATTGTCCAAAAGCTGCTAAGACTTTTGTTTTAGTTATCTTAACAAATATTCTAGATTTTTCAGACTCTCTAAACTTTACGCTTTTACTATAAAGCCCACGATAATTTTCATAAGCTTTTAACCAACGTCTTTCTTCTGAATCTCTAGCGTTTTCTGCTAAAGCAAATCTACCATTTATAATTCCAACAAGATTTAATCTTTGTTCTTCTTCAAGAGTTAAAGTTTTACCAGCTTCACCCTCTACTTCTTGATAAATGTTATCTGCATTTAAAAATGTATTATTATCTTCTGCCATTTACTAATATCCAAATGTTGAATCTGCAGGTTTAAACATATCTCGTTTAAAACCCCTAAGTCTTTCTAACGTGTTTTCCATTCTTGGTCTGCTCATAATCATATAACGCAATGCGTCATAAGCGTGGTCAGAAGCGTTAGTATCAACATCTTCAGGATTAGTTTTTGACAGTGGTATGCCTTGTAATTCTCTAATTAAGTTAGGACAAGTATTAAATATTTGTAACCTAGGTCTACCATTTTCTTTAACCTTTAAATACTCATGTATTTGTATTTTACCCTGAATACGGTTTTTATCAGCTCTTCTTAGTTTGTGCCCAGCTTTTAGCAGTGATTCTCCAACTGTAGGACCAGTAGTACCTGTCTTAGCCCAAGCTGCAGTATCTAAAACACCATTTACAGAGAAAGGGTCTACTATCTCCATATCAGTTATTATAGACCCTAATTCTTCTCCTGTCAAGCCTTTTTTATATAATTCTCTATAAATAATTAAAGTATTATCATTAATATCTATTGTACCCCATAAACAACAACTTTCTGATGCATAACCATAGTCAATTCCTTTTGTTCTTTCCCAAGGTAAAGGTATTTCAAAAGGAGGTATAACATGTACTTCAGGGTCAAATTCTACAAAAGCTGCTCCTTCTGCTACATCCCAATTACCATCTAATAATTGTTTTCTTTGAATAGGGGGTAAAGACTCCAACATTTTTTCATAAATACCATCTCTAGATAAATAAGGATTATCATTTAAGTTTGCTGGTATAAATTTTCTTGTTAGACCATCTTTACCGATAAAACTAGTATTTGGCTCATTAGGTTCTATATAGCGTTTTTTTACCCAATGAGAACCTACACCACCGGGGTTAGCGGTGCAACGTAAATATGTTTGTATGCTAGGGTCAGTTGTTCTAAGACGAGAAGCTAAATAGTTCCAACTAAACTCTGTAGGTAAATGAGTTATTTCATCAAAACCTATCCAAGAATAGGCTTGTCCTTGATAACGATAAACATCTGCGTCTCTTTCTAAGAAACCAAACTCTACTTTTGCTCCGCTTGGAAAAGTCCAAATTTTTTCTACTTCTTTAAATTTTGCTCCGGGAAATGCTTGAGGATAAAGTTCTCTAGATTTATCTATAAGCTCTCTTAACTCAGGCATAGACCTTCTTAATATTAAAGCTCGATGAGCTTTGTAATGAGCAAAACGGAGAGGGTCTACCAACATTGCGTATGATTTTCCCCCTCCAGCTGCACCCCCATAGAGAACATCTTTTTCTCCTGCAGCTAAAAAATTTGTTTGTGGTCCTTCGTTTGGAGAGAACACAACATTAGCATGTTGTAATTCTTCTTGAATTGTTGGAGTAGTATTATTTAGTTCTTCTTCAGAAATTACTTTAGAAGCTTTTTTATCAGAAAGTTTTTTTAAAAGTTTTTTTTCTTCTTTTATTTTATTTTCTTGATAAGCTATTTTTTTCTTTGTAGCTTTTAATTTTTTTTCTTTTTGTTTTAATTTAGAAGTTCTTTGTTTTGTAGTAGTTTGTTTTTTATAATATTCAGGATAATTATTTTCTAATTTTTTTAATAATGCTATATGAGAAAATTTTCTATTACTTTCTTCAGTAATTAATTCAGCAGCCTGTCTTAAAGAATATGTTTTATTAATAACTAACTTACAATATTTATCTAATATATTTAGTTCTGTTTCTATAGGTTCAAGCCATCCTTTAATATTACTAATTTTATATCCAAAAGGAATAGTAGATGAAGTTTTCTTTATGTAATTATTAGGTATTTTTTTCATAATATCTTACTTAATATAATTAAACTAATAAAACTTAAAGTTATCGGTAATAGTACTGCAATTAATACAGCATTACTATGATAAAAATCTATATCTTTTACTTTATTTTTTCTCAACCTTTTTACCAAAAATCTTATCCCAGTTGTCAGCAAACTGTTCGTCGCTAACTTCTTTTGCTCTGGCTTTGTTACGAGCCATACGATTACGAGTTTGAGCTGATTTTACTTTAAATTTTCCTGCATGTGGCATAATTTTTTGAGCAGTTTCACTTCTTACTCAGGAAATTTATTTAAGCAGCAATTTTGCCAGTTATTCCACGATAAGTAACAACGTCACTTTTCTTGGCTTTCTTG